ACCATTGTCAGCATTGGCGTTTCTGCCCATGGGGATGAGGAGGAAAAAAATCTCCCCCCCCCCCCCCCCCCCCCCGACATTCCCACGCTCTCTCTTGCGCACGCGGACAGCTCGATCCAGGTGCTTCTTGAGTGACCGGACGTGCTTGGGTGGAAAGTAAGCAAGGCTAGCCAAAGGGACCGATACGAACAGTCCTTCACCTTCACTCTGCTACACCGCATGCGCCAATACAACGATACCGTTCTCCTGTGCGTACGCTGTCTATCGCTACCGTTTACCAATAATGTTGCCGAACGCGCCATACAAAAGGCCGGTAAATTCGGGGGCGAAGGCTTTCTGCCTCGTCATTGAGTGTTTGAACACGTCCATAGCTGAATCAACCGTTTTTATAGTCTGGTCATTCGCCCGGGTCAAAAATCGGACAATTACCTGGGACCGCCTCACTTTGCTTTTGACCTCATCGCTTGGCGGGCAACAAGACTACCAGGAGATGCGTTAATAGCTGTCGACCTGCTTTGCTTCAACTTTGCCGCCGCAGCAACCTTGAGTAAACGCTGGAAGTTGGGGCATTGCGCGTGGCTGGCAGCGGGGCATTGTGCAGCATGGCGCAAACCCTCGCTCATGGCTTGTAGACGCTTGATAGTCGCGTCGATTTCGTCAGCTTTGGCCACTAGTACATTCCTGTCTACCTGCGGGGCACCAGTGGGAGAAAGCATCGTGCGGATTTCCTCCAGAGAGAGTTGCCCTGCCTGTCCGAGCGCAATCAATGCCAGTTGATTGACCACGTCCGGTGCAAAGTGTCGCCGCTCCCCCGCGCTGCTGGTTGCTGAGATTAAACCCCTTTTTTCATAAAACCGCAGCGAAGAGGCCGGTATGCCTGTGCGCCTGGCGACCTCTGAAATATCCATGATGCCCCCCTTGACTTGAAGTTGACTTCAACTTTTATCATGCCTGCAAACGACATTTTCGGCAACGGAAAGGAACGAGTATCTGTCTACCGCACTGCTCAAGCGGGTGTGGGAATGAACGGAACCGTTGCTGGACACGCCGCATGGGGATGGCTTTGTGCCCACATGCCGGCAATCCGCCACGGCGGATTGATGGCAAACCTCGATTCTCAAATCAATCCATCGGAGAACTACAATGCAAGAAAACGTGAGCGTCGTCGCCCCCAGCGCCGGCGAAACCCCGTTGCGGCCCCAAGAGCGCAACACGGCCATTCCATCTGCCGTCTACCTTCTTGCCCTGAGTTTGTTTGCGATGGGCAGCGCCGAGTTTTTGATGGGAGGTATTCTCCCGATGATTGCGGCAGATCTGCACATCACGCTGCCAACGGCGGGAACCTTGATTTCCGCATTCGCAGTGGGTGCACTGATAGGCGGGCCGCCGTTCGCCATCTTGACGCTGCACTGGTCTAAGCGCAACACCTTGTTCGCCAGCCAGGTGGCTTTCATCGCTGCAACGGTGTTAAGCCTCCTTGCGCAAAGCTATTGGCCCATTCTTGCCGCCCGGTTCGTCATGGGCTTGGCGTATGCGTGCTTCTGGGCGGTTGCGGCAGCAAGCGCCGTGCAACTTTCACCTCCGGATCGCCGCGCCAAGGCACTTTCCATCGTTGTCAGTGGCTTGACCACCGCGATGGTTCTGGGCGGCCCCGCAGGAACGTTCATCAGCGATTCAACCGGCTGGCGCGGCGGATTCTGGGCCGTCATCGCGGTTACTGCTGTGGCGGCGGTCGCAGGCCTTCTCGCTTTGCCCAACAAGGCACCTGGCGATGCGGCGGCGCCTGACCTCAACACTGAGTTGCGCGCCATGAAGTCCCCGGTTCTTTGGGTGGCCTATGCTACGACGGCGGCTACCACTGCCGCGTACATGGGCACGTTCGCTTATCTCGGGGCCTTGATGCTCGAGGTGAGTAGATTGCCCGACCAGTGGCTGCCCGCTGTGCTGACTCTGTTTGGCGTTGGTGCCTTCATCGGGCTGACGATTGGGGGACGTACTGCTGATCGCTATCCGTTCGCCACGCTTGTGGTGGGCATCGCTGGCCTGATCGTCATATCCGCTGCGATGGCGCTGCTGGCGTCCCATATGGTGGCGACCATTGTACTGGTATTTCTGCTCGGCGTTTCGGGCTTCCTGCTGAATCCGCCAATTTGGGGCCGGGTCTATGCGATCGCTCCCGATGCGCCGATGCTTGCAGGGGCGACAAACACGTCAGCCTTTCAAGCCGGTCTGACGCTTGCACCGCTGCTTGCCGGACTGCCGATCAGCTTCGGTCATGGACTGCCAGCTGTTGCTTGGGTGGGAGCCGCAATCGGCGTTGCCTCGCTTGGATTCGCTGTTCTCGGCTCGCGATGGAGTCGCCGGGCCTGCCAACAGCAGGACGGACACTGTCGACAGGGATGAAGTCACCATTGCGCCAAACCTGCTGGATCGGCGGCTGAAGCCACCGGCCCCAATCCACAGTGGGCAAAAGTGATGAATCAGAAATACCTAAACTGATGGCGATTCAGTGCAAACGGCTCAGATACTGACAAAAACTGACAGTCAACCCTTGTATGATCCGCGAATCAAAAACTAAAATTTTGCAAGGATAAATTCACCATGGCTTTTTTTACTCATTCATCAGGTCAGTACTTACCAGTTGATGACGCCGAAATATACTTCGAAATCATAGGCAATCCGATCGGGAGTCCATTACTGTTACTGCATGGCGGCTTAGGCAACCTCACAGACTTCAATGGGATTGTAGGACAACTTGCAAGTGAATTTAGATTGATTGGCATTGATTTTCGTGGTCATGGCAAGTCGACGCTCGGAAAATCTCGCTTGACCTATCAACAATATCAAGCAGATGTTGAAGCCATCGTCGCGCATTTGAAACTCGATTATTTTTCTATACTGGGCTTTAGTGACGGTGGCATCACTGCCTTGCGCATGGCAGCTGAAACCCCGTCGAGGATTAGGGGGCTTGTGGCGGTGGCGGCTCAAAGTCAAATGGAGGCGGATGACCCTGCCCTTCCCATGTTAAGTGGCGTGACAGCTGGTTTCTGGAAGACAAAGTTCCCCAACGCAGTTTCCTACTACGAAGAGAACAATCCAGAGCCAGACTTCGATGTGTTGATCAAATCGGTTGTATCGCTCTGGACAAATATCAAACACAGTGCTTACCCTGGCAACCTGATCAAACAGATCACGGCACAAACGTTGCTGGTGCGTGGCGACGAAGATCATCTTTGTTCGTTAAAGAGCGTTGCTGAACTGCGAGATCAAATAAAAGGTTCTGTCTTCTTGAACATCCCTTATGCAGGGCACGAGGTGCACAAAGATTCTCCTATTCTATTCATGGAGGTAGCGTACGATTTCCTTGTCAATCGAACGGCAAAGAAACGTTAATTATCTAGTTCAGTGCTGGTCTGCATTGGCGAAATGAGGTTCTGTCGCATTGACTTCTTTAACCGTGCATTCTCGCCCTGCAAACTCTTGAACGCCCGCCGCCTTCGGACTGCATTCCTCCATACTGATTCTTCTAACCTTTCAGGCATCCATAGTATCGGTTGTAACCGTATACACATATGGTCGGGCAAGAGTCCTGATTTTTTGGAACTACGATATTCGGCCAGCCCTCCCAGGGAATCCATGCGTACGGCAAGCCCAGGTTATCAAGAAAGCCATGAGTAATAGTATGAACAATACCCAGGGAAAAATACCGACACCTGATGTTTCCAGCAAAATTCCGCCGATAAGGCCACCGGCTGCGATGGCAATATTCCATACGGTAACCAGAATCGATTGCGCCACATCTGCGCCTGACCCGGCGGCCTCGGCCGATGCAGTTTGTAACAAGGCAGCGGAGCCGCCAAAGGTTAGGCCCCATGCGATTACAGCGATATAGATGACCCACGGCTGAGTGCCGGCTAGGCCAAGGGCAAGCGATGCAAGCGCAAAACCCGCCAGGCTGAGCAGTACCAAAGACCGTAGCATACCCCATTCAACAACGGAGCAATAATTCATGAAAAAGCAAACGCGCCAGGTCTTTGGCCAGTATGAAACCCGCCTGGGCCAGCTGAACGACACGGACACCGTCACCGACGCGCGCCTGGTGCAAGCCGTGGTCGATGCCATTTTGCACGTCAACCGCGAGCTGGCCGACTGGCAGGGCAAGCAGGCCGCCGCAGGTATCGCCGCCCTGGTGGACGTGCCGGCCACGCGCATCAACCGCGAGTCCCGCCTGCTGGCGCAGTACCGGCGCGCCGTCTACAGCACGGCGAAAGCCGACCTGATCGAGCGTTACCGCGACTACGACAGCACGGCCACGTCCGTCAGCGACAAGAAAAGCATGGAATGGCTCGACGAGGCGCCCGGCGCGCAGCGGCTCAATGCGCAATGGGCCATCGCGGATATCGTCGGCCGCACGCATCTCACCGTGGAATTGATCTGATGGCCACCCTCGACAATCCCCTGATCGCGCGCACCATCGACGCCATTCTGCGCGCCGAAGGCGGCTATGTGAACGACCCGGCCGACAAAGGCGGCGAAACCAATTTCGGCATCACGGTGTCAATCCCCGTCGCCAGCGGCCAGTGCGCCGCAAGCGCAGATACCACCGCTGCCGCAGGCCATCGGATTGAAACGCGCGCCGAACTTGACCCCGCGACTGCGGCAGCTCTTGACGCCATTGCCGGGGACGGCGACGACGCCACCAGCTCGACCTGATGGCCAACGAAGAGACGCGCAAGCACGGCATCGCCTTCGAGGTCGATTTTAATAACCATGAAACGGTCGACATTTCCATCAAGCTGGACCTGACCGAGCGCGTGGCCGTCAAGACCGGCGAGGCGGGCCGTCTGGACATCAAGCACCTGGCCGAGATACAGCACATGCCCGCCTACGCCGACGAGTTCTGGAAGCTGTATGACGGCGAGACCCTGCTGGCCGAATGGCGCACGCCCGAGGCCACGCCATGACCGACGAGCTGCACGCGCTGGAAGCCTGGGCCGGCGCCCTGCTGGCCAAGCTGCAGCCGGCCCAGCGCCGCGCCATCCATCACAAGGTGGCCATCGACCTGCGCCGCAGCCAGGCGCAGCGCATCAAGGCGCAGCAGGGGCCGGATGGCACGGCCTATCCGGCGCGCAAGCGACGCAAGGAATTCAAGGGGAAGAACGGACGCATCAAGCGGCAGAAGGCCGCGATGTTTGCCAAGATTCGTACCGCCAAGCACTTGAAAGTGAAGGCAAGCGGCGACCAGATCGAAGTCGGGTTCTTTGGCTGGGTGGCACGCGTGGCGCATGTGCATCAATTTGGCCAGCAAGACCGCGTTACCAAAAAAGGGGCCGTCTACAAGTACCCGGAGCGGCCACTGCTGGGGCTAAGTGAGCTGGATCGGACGTTGATACGCGAATCGCTGCTGCGTCACATAGAAAAAAATTAAGATGCTTAAATGCAATCTTCAACTGACATTAGTTATCAAATGAGTTAGAGTTACGCGATATTGGTTACTTTTGTCCAGGCCCTTACGTCAACCTTGAAGCCATGAGTACAGAGCACAGCATTACCTACCGCTCAGTTGCGGACTCTATCGAGGATTCCGTGCTAAGCATTCTCGCGCATCAAGGCTACACCTGCGGGCTTGCACCTAAACTTCAACTAACTTTAGTTAGCGTCGCATGATACCGACCGTCAACAGCCAGGAGCGGTAGTGTAATTTGTAGAGTTAAAAGAAATTTCCGCTCAAAGGGTCGGTTAAATGACAGATGCTAAACTGTTCGGTTACTGTGTAATTCAGTGGTCTGAAGTATGGGATTTCTCTTTGACAGACCTTCTTCATGCGGCGCCAGAACTAGTGGTTGGGAGGCGGATCGCTATTACTTCGTGTGACAGTGGCCCCTATGTGCCATCTGAGGATGAGCTGAAGGCAGGTTGGAGTATCTTCGACACAACAGCGATCAGTAAGGAAATCGCACAACCTGCAGAATTGCCGGCCCTGGGCTTCGACGAATGGTACGTCTTTAATTCCACACCACAGGTTGTCCCATTGTGCAACTATGTGAACCTATACAATTTCTCGGTTCTCGACGAGTGTGATGCGACCAGATTGTTCTGGGAACAAATCAGGAAAACACAACCGCTTCATGTACTAGGCGATGGCACGCGGAATATGTTCTTTGTAACGCGAGACTGCGCCACCTTCAAGCGCGTGAAAGGATTATACGCACCGTCCGAACCGAATAGTGGTACATCGTCGCTTGATCTGCTATAGCCGACTTAGGGCGGAACCTGCCGACGACCGCAACCGGCCATGAGCTGACATTGGTAATCTGCAGAGTTATTAGATGAAGGGAATACAGTGTTTCTTGATGCGTGGTTGAAACTCAGTATTTTTGGGCCGATTATTTTGCTTGCTATCCTGCTGGGGGGGCTCTTGTATGCAGTCGCATTGTTTCGCGCTATCATGGCCTGTCGCAGGCTATTGCGTGAGGGCGAGTTAGAGCAGTTCTGGCTCACGGTGGTTCTGGTGATATTGTTGACTGTGCCCGTTGCCGCGCTAATCTTTCGATGGAACGCCTTAGGATGACAGTGACCGGCAGGCGAAAGCAGCCACTCGTAACATCGCCACCCACTCACGAAATGTAAGTTTATGCCTCACGGGCTGCCATAGTCACTAAACCGCATATCAACCCGCCCCCACGTGCATTCGCACGCGGACTTCGGCAACATGCATTGCATGAACGCCGACTTGTCCGACCTCCTCCGCTTGCTGCAAAACCTGATCCGCCTGGGCACCATTGCCGAGGTCAAAGGGGCCAAGGCGCGCGTGCGGCTGGGGCCGACGCTCACCACCAAATGGCTAAACTGGGCCACGCCGCGCGCCGGCAGCACGCGCACCTGGTCGGCGCCGACAGTCGGCGAACAGGTCATCGTCTTTTCCCCGGGCGGCGACCTGACGCGCGGCATCATCCTGCCCGCGCTGTACTCGCAGGAATTTGACGCGCCCGACACCAGTGACACCATCCACACCACGCATTACCCCGACGGCGCCGTGGTGCAGTACGACCATGCGAGCCACGCCCTGACGGCCACGCTGCCAGGCGGCACGGCCACCATCACCGCCGACAAGGTCACGTCGAACGCCCCCAGCACCATCTGCACGGGCGACCTGACCGTCATGAAAAACCTGATCGTCAAGCAGTCCACCACGGTGGAAGGCGCCACCAACCTGATCGACACGTTCAAACAGCAGCAGGAACACAGCTTTCACAAGACCACCGTGGGCGCCATCATCGAGGCGATTGCCTTTCGCAATGAACTGGCGTCGGGCGTGTCGGCGCGCCTGCGCGACATCGCCATCGAGCACATCGACCAGACCCACGAAAGCGATGCAGCCTTCCTGCGCCGGCTGGGCCGGAAATACGACGCGGTGGCCACCGTCAAGAACGACACCCTGCTGTTTATCCCCATCAACCAGAGCCGCACGGCCAGCGGCAAGGCGCTGCCCGTGATTCCCATCACGCGCGCCCTGGGCGACGGCCACCGCTACCACAGCGCCGAAAGCGACGCCTACACGGGCGTGCGCGCCTTCTGGCATGACGAGCGCTACGCGCGCCGCCGCAGCGTGGTGGCCGGCGTGCCCGGCAACAGCAAGCGCCTGCGCACCACCTTCGCCAATGAAACAGATGCGCGCGCGGCGGCCGTGGCCGAATGGCAGCGCATCCTGCGCGGCCTGGCCACCTTTGAAATGAGCCTGGCCCTGGGCAACCCGGCCGTGTTCCCGCAATCGCCCGTAACCGTGCAAGGCTTCAAGCCCGAGATCGACGCCACCGAATGGCTATCGGTCAAGGTCACGCACAACTTGGGCGGCAGCGGCTTTACCACGCGGGTAGAGTTTGAAACGAAAACGGAAGCGGTCGAAGCCGAGCGCGAGGACGAGAAAGACCCTGACGAAGGCATCACGGGCGTGGTGGCCAAGTGGAAGGACGTGGCGGCGAAGAAGAAAAAGGCGGGGCAGGAGCAGGCCGGCACCGCTGGCACGCTCAAGACGCTGGAACATCTTTACAAGAGCAGGCAGGCGGCAAAGCGGGCGGCCCTGCAGGCTTGGAAGAATATTGAGGAAGTGCGGGAGATCATCCGCGAAAACAGTGAGGAACCTTGGCGACCTACGTAAGCAGTAGCTAGGGTGGAAGCGGCATGAGCGTGCGTAATTTACGTCCACTCAGCGGCTGCTTTCGCCCCATAGCAGACATTCAGGGGAGGTCTCACGCTCGAACCGAGCAGCACGTTGCTTTACTATGTGGAAGATGCGGTTAAGTATCACTTACTCCCAGCGACGAGAAAAAGCTGCCATGTAAAGGTCGCAGCACACACGCCGAAGAAGAATACGCACAGCAGGCCAGTTATCCATTCGTCGAAGAACAAAACCATAGCGCCGCCAGCGAACACGAATAAGCAAGAAATAATCAGGAATATCCAGAGTACCGGACGGCCGATTGATTGGGAGTGCGCTGCCATGTCTATACGCCGTTGCATTGGTGTTGGACGAAGCGGCTTTTCGGTCTTTGGCAGGCCAATGGAGAACAACCAGAATAGAACGTAATTAAAGGATACAAAGGCCACAGCAAAGGTGACAAGATTCGGCATTGTTACAGTAATCAGAGGTATGAACCAGAGCGCGCTGAGGGCCAGGCCGTAGAACGCGAGTTGAATCCAAGCGCGAGAAGCACGCTGCTGTGCCGACAACAAATAGCATGGGCCGCTAGCGCCCCATGGTCGAAAGATATACCGCCCGTCCGGTAGTTGGGGTGAAAAGGTGCGGGCGACAAATTCTAAGATGGTCATAGGTGCGCCATGGTAGAAAAAACTTTAAGAAATTTCAAGGTACATTGACGACCGTTACTGGCCGATACCGGCCGCTTGCGAAGCGCTGCTCTTGGCCGATGCCACACTTACGATTTCATCTCCGTTCCGTTGAGCTGCTCCATCAACGCATCGAGCTTACGCTCTAGCTTCAAATTTGACGCCCCAATGAAATACCAGATGCAAGCGAAGTTCACGATTGGAATCAACGATAGAACTGTCCAAAGCACTGCGTTCCGTCCTTTATCCTTTGCTAGAAGATAAGCAGAAACTGCCATCATTAGTGACATGAATACAAGCGGAAGAAATGAGACAAACATGTTTGGGGCGTTGTTTTCCATTAGTTTTATCTAGGTTGAATGGTTTAAATACGTTGGAAAGTCGACCTGGTGACACGTCCGAGCAACCTGCTTTAATGCTCCTGAACGGTTGCTTCTGGACGATAGAGGCACCAGAGCATAGCGGATTGCTAAGCAGAAAAACTCACAAATTGTCACGCTGCCGCGAATGACCGCTTGTGGCCGATTTCGGTCGACTCAAATTACAATAATTTTCGATAGACGAGAAAACCTGACTTCTGGGCAATCGTGTCATACAGTCGCATGGCCGTAGTATTAGTCTCGTGTGTTTGCCAGTACACTCGAG